TTGTCCATAGTTATCAAGACTCCAGTTTCCTGGATCTAGAATTACTGAGCTTGTAGCTCTTTCAGTTCCCCAAGTAGAAGTGTTCCATGTAGAAGTACCCCAACCATAACCTATTGTTTGAAAGACAGGACCTACTTCAACATAAGGATTAACAGTTGCAGCTCCCACTGCAGTCATGCCAGATCCTCCTTCATTTCTTACAGCTTGAACAGTGAATTTATCTACATCAGGAACAGTTAATATTTCATAAACTTTTTGTAATTCTGCTGCTGTAAAATCAGATGCACCTGTAACAGTTACTCCAGATAAGGTTACATATCTTCCAACTTCTAAACCATGAGAACCTTTATTAACTTGTAAAACATTTGATCCATTAACAGTTGTTAATGTGCATCCTGTTATAGCTGTATCTAATGGTGTAATATCAAAAAACTGTTCTCCATAATATAAAAATAAACCTTGTGAAGTTCCAATAGCTGCATATCGTTCTCCAGATAAAGATGTCCAAGTGTGTTGAGCACGTGCTACTCCAGGTAATGTTTCACCTGCAATAGATAATTGATTCCAACCACCTATTTTTTCAGGTAGTCCATATCTAAATCTAACAAAATCACCATCTACCCATTGAGATTCGGCTCCTGAATCTGTGACCATTTTGTTAAAACCAGGCTTGAAATTTAATTTTTGTAGCATATAATAGCTTATATATTAGTTTTACAGATAATGAAAGTATCATAATTATGGACCATTTAGAAGCAATTGTTGAATTAAAAAATATAATTTCTCCTAATTTTATAAAAAAAATCATACCTTTTATAAATTATAAAGCTTCTAAAAATCTAGAAATTATGGGAGGTTTAAATAAAAATATAAGTACCTTAAATTCAAATATTAGAAATGTAAAAGGATATAGTTTAAATTTTAATAGTCCTACTAATGTGTTTTATTGGAATTACATAAAAAAAGAAATTGAAAGACTATATACTTATTACAAATTAAAATTTCCTAAGATGAGTAGCAGTAAAATTAATCAAATAGATTTATTAAAATATGGTCTAGGAGAAAAATATAGTATACATACTGATCATTTTTCTACATCACCAAGGCATTTAAGTATTATTATGAATTTAAACGATGACTATAAGGGTGGCGAGCTAGTATTTACAGATCAAAAAGAAAAAGAAGTTAAGCGATTTAAATTAGATAAAGGTTCAATTGTTTTTTTTCCCAGTAATTTTATGTATCCTCATGGCATTCAAACCATTACAAAAGGAACAAGATATAGTATAGTTTCATGGCTCCAGTAAAATATAAATTAATTAAAAATTTTCTTTCCAAAGAAGAACTAAACATACTTCAAAAGTATTGTTATAATAAATTAGATCAAAATAAAGATTACAAAATAGACATTCAATCTTTTTCCCCTGCTTGGTATCTTGATCCATTAATGCTTGGTTTACTTGATATTAAATTACCCATAGTAGAAAAAGAATCTAATTTAAAATTATTTCCTACTTATGCTTATTGGAGATATTATGTATTTGGTGCAACTTTATCTAAACACACCGATAGACCAGCTTGTGAAATATCGATAAGTGCTTGTATAAAAAAATATGATGATTGGCCTATTATTGTGGAAGGTAAATCTTTTGAATTAAAAGAAGGAGATGCAGTTTTATATGCTGGCTGTGATCAAAAACATTGGAGACCAGGTATTTATAAAGGTGAAGGTATGGCTCAAGTTTTCTTTCATTATGTAAATAAAAATGGTCCATATACTAATCATGCTTATGATAAACAAATAAAATAAAAAATATAAATGATTAGTCTTATAGAAAAAAATAATAAATTAATTAAAACTAGAAATAGTTTAAATGTTAGTTATACTAGAAATGTTAATATTATAGTTGGTAACTATGCTTATCCAGAAGTTATAAATAATTTTTTAATTACTATTAAAAATAATTTAAGTGATAAAATGGAAAATTATACTAATGTAAAAGGAGGAATGACCGACTGGAATTATTTTATAGATAAACCTGATTTTATTAATTTCGTAAGTTATTTAATAAATACACACCAAACAACACATCCCGCTATATTTGAACATTTTTTACAAAGACTAACTATTTTAAATGCTTGGGGTAATGAAATAAAAAAAGGTGATAGTGTTAAATTACACACACATAGGACTTATCATGGTATTCTATATTTAACAAAAGGATGTGATTTAATGTTACCTGAATTAAATTTAAAAATAACCCCTGAACCTGGTGACTATTACATTTTTCCACCAGAAGTATTACATGGTTTTGATAAATATGAAGGAGAGCACAATAGATATAGTTTAATATTTAATATTTCTGAAAAAGATCAATTTGAATACTCAAAAAAAATAAGAGAACTAAATGGAAAAAACAGTTAATATAGATAATTTTATAGGTGTTTATGATAATTACATTACTGAAGAAGAATGTAATAAAGCTATTAAATTATTTGAAGATCAAAACAATTTTAAAAATACTATTAATAGAATAGGTTTTGAAAAAGCATCAATATTACAAAAACAAGATCAACAATTTTTTGCAGCTCCCAATAACGTAAATGTATGGTGGGAATCTTTAAGATCAATGATGGTTAATTTTGATTTAGCATGGAATCATTATATTAAAAACGTAGGAGCTGACGATGCTTACGGAGTTCCTTTTCATTTTACAGATTTAAAAATACAAAAAACATTACCCACTGAAGGTTATCATGTTTGGCATATAGAACATGGTAAAGGTTATGAAAATGAACCAAGGGCTTTTGTTTTTTCTATATATTTAAATGATGTTGAAGAAGGTGGAGAAACAGAATTTTTACATTTTTCAAAAAGAGTAAAACCTAAAACAGGTAGAATCGTTATATGGCCCGCTGCATTTCCCTATTTACATAGGGGTAATCCGCCTTTATCTGGTAAAAAATATATTTTAACGTCTTGGATGATGTTGAGATAATTAAGAAGAATAAGATATAGGTCTTGCGCCTAATCTAGTAATTTTTTCAGCTTCAGTTTCAGTTTCATTATTGTAATTGTTATCCCAATCAGCTTGTAATTTTAGTAGGTGAACTGAATCCCATCTAGAAGAAAATTGATTTATATCTCCTAAGTCTGCTTCTGTATAACTACAATGAGGAGTTCCATCTCTATATTCTACTTCATCTGAAATATTAGATGCTCCATATTGAATAGCCCAAATATTTGAAAATTTAGATTGATTCCAAAAAGAATCATCTGAAATAATATATCCAATACCTTCAGAAGCACCTTCTGCATAATTTTTAATTATGCATTTATCATCGAATACTACTGTCCAATTTCCTTTACTTGCCATAATTTCTCCTACGTTTTAATTATATAAATTATTGTTAAATAAGGTTGTAATACTGAAGTTGCATCACCTGAAAAGTTTGCACTCATATTGTGAGAGTGACCCTGACCTGAACCAGCGTTAGTTGTATTCAACGTCTGAGTATAAGAAGGGTGACCTTGTGGATACCATCCTGTAGTGTTATGACCAACTTGTGCCGGTAAAGTTAATGAGTGATTGTGAGAAGCAAGTTGCGCAGTTGATAAAGTAGCATTGGCTGTTGATCCTGCAACGTTTCCAGTTGAAGCAACTGTGTTCGCTCCACCAGTTGATGCTAAAGCTTTGTTATTTGATTTTCCAACTGCTACATTGTTTTGTAAATCTGGTACAAGAAAAGTTGATGAACCATCTCCAGCTCCGTAAGTTGTACCTACGATTGCAAATAATGCAGAATAAGTTGATCTTGAAACTGTTTGACCATTACATTCTAAGAAACCTGTTGGCACTGAAGCAGAAGACCACGGCACAATAGTTGCTGTAGGAATTCCCTCAATACCTGTAAGATTTGCTCCAGTGAAATCGTATTTTGTTGCTTCGTAATTTGCCATATTCTATTTCTCCTTGTAAGTCCAACCCGTTGTTGCATCTCCTGAAAATACTAAACAGAAACCAGCACCTTGTGTATTAACAACAAGGTCTGCTGCTGCGTTAGCTATATTAGAAGAGTTTCTACCAACAGTCAATGCGTTAGTTTGAAAATCATAACCTTGGTCGATAAATGCAACTTCATCTCCAGCAGATGGTGACGCTGGAAGCGTTACTGTAACTGCTCCACCATTTGTATTTACTAAAAGTTGAGCACCAGCTTGAACTGTTTCAGCTGCAGAAATAGCTCTCCATTTTTTATGTTCACCTGCTTTTACAACATTAGTTCCGTCAGAATATAAAGTGTAAGTGTGACCTTCACATAAAAGAACACCTGTTCCAGATGCAGTTTTAAAAGTTAAAGTAAAACCTGCATGATTACATCCATCTTCAACAATATAAGTTTTTTCTATTGAATTTGGAATAGTGACATTTACGTTTGCTTCAAGAGTTCCTGTTAATTTAATTACTTGATCTTTACCATTTGATAAAGCACCATTAGTAAAAGTTAATGCTCTAGATGCATCAGTTACATTGAATGCTCCATAACCACCAATTGCTTGTTCAAGAATTAGTAAGTTAGTATTTGTAATTTGTCCCCAAGTTCCTGAGTTTTCTCCAGTAGCCTGTACTGTAAGTTTTAAACTTGCTGATGTTGAATTTGCCATAATTTAAATTCCTTAATTAAGTTTCAATTTACTAAAATTTTGAGCTTGTGTCAAACTCATTATGCAGCTACTTCTTGCCATCCTGGAGGAGTTATAGGCGCTGTACCTGTATTTACATCGTTCCAGATTAAAGCACTACCAGAACCTTGTGCCATAGTCAAGGCATTTCCTGTAACCAATACATCTACATGAATTATAGGAGTAACAGAGGCTACTCTAGCTAAACCAGCTATTCCTGTTACATCAACTAGCTGTTTAGTTTCTATTGTTTCATTTCCTAAAGCAGCGGTCATTGAAATACCTGTTACGCTTGGTGAAACATCACCTTGCATTCCTAATTGGCCTAAAGAACCAATCATAAAATTACCTGTAATGTTTGCGTCAGGAGCTGGATCGATAACACCTAAAGTTGTTTGTGCTATATTTAAAGTACTAGGAATAACTACAACTTCTCCAGCCATTGCAACTGATCCAAGTGCATTTGTCATTGCAATACCTGTTACATCAACATTTGCATATTGACCTTCAACACCCCAACCGTTTTCACTCCACTCTTGTCTACTCCAACCAGTTTGGTTGTAAGCTTGAACAGAACCAAGACCCATTGTTGCATGATTAGTTGTAAGCATTGCATCAGGACCAGCATCAGCTGTTCCTAAATTTCCAGTTAAACCAAAACCTGTAGGAAATACTTTTCCTTGAATATCAATCGCAAGAGCACCTAATGCTCCAGTTATTGTTTGACCATTATTTGTAGAATTTGTTGCAGTAGCACCTGCGGTTACAACTACAGTTCCTATGTTAAAAGATGCAGAAATTCCTGTTGGAAGTGCAGTACCAAATTCACCCCAGGAATTTAAGCCCCATTCAATACGTCCCCAACCTGTATTTATATCACCGTCAACTTCTGTAGTTGTACCAAGAACGCCAGATAGACTTACCCCCGTTAATGCAAACGTAGGATTAGCTAAATCGTTCCATTGGTTTTGGCCCCAAAAGCCTGCACTCCAAGTTCCTGATGCCATAGGATTTTAACTCCTATGTACTAACCAGAGATTCTTAAAATCGCTGCTGTTGATGTAGCTGCTGGAAACTGAATTGTGAAAACACCTGCTGTCGCTGTTTTATCACTTCCAAAATCTAAAGCACATACAGCTGCATTAGTTGCAGTTGCAGAAGTGTTGTAGATTAAAGCTCCTCTAGCAGTCAAAGTCACACCTGTAAAAGATCTGTCTGCGAAGTCTGCTCTTGCAACACCAGCTGTTAAAGAAGTTGCTTGGTTTACAAGTAAACCACCACCTGCTGTGTACTGACCAGTATTAGCAACTTCAGTGTTTGCTCCACCTCCTGGGTTAGTAGCATACGCAGTTGTTGATGAGTTTAGAGTAGCTGAAGAAGTATAAAGAGCGATTTTAAACTTGTCATCACCAGAACCAAAATTATGCTCACCTTCCAATAACTGTTGTTTGAAAGAATTTGCAATTGCTTGTGTTATAGCCATAGTTTTATCTCCTTATTATTATTTACCACCGACACGGGGAACACCACTTTGATATTCATCACGTCTTCGTCTTCCCATTTGTTCTATAGAGAAGCCTTCTAATACTTGTTTATACTTTCCTTCGTATAATTGCAAGAGATCATTTGGCCCCTTTAAGAATGAAAATGCTTCAACTAAGCATGCATATAAT